GCAAGGACCAGAAGATTTGGCTCTCGCAAGCCAGGCGACGGACTACGCCAATTACATTCTGAATCAAGACCAGGACCAATCGTATATCGAGATCTTGTATGCGGTATTCAAAGACGCGCTCGTCAAAGGCAGTGGCTTTTTAAAATACTACTGGGACGAGAGCGAAGAAGTACAAACCTACAAATTATCAGGACTCGACGAGCAGGCCCTCGCTGCTTTAAACAGCGATCCCAACGTCGATGTCACATCATTAGAAACCGCGAGCACCGATACAATCGATTCGCCCGATGGCCAGCAACAGCAACTTTTCACCGTTAGCGTGACCCACAGGCGCGCAAGCGGGAAAGTGAAAGTAGCGGCGGTGCCTCCCGAAGAGGTTTTGGTGTCGCGCCACGCTCGCTCCTTTAGCGATGCCGACCTCATTGCGCACCGTCGCTACGCTACCGTTAGTGAGCTTGTTGGGATGGGCTACGAGTATGACGATATTATCGATTTCGCAACCGACGATGAAGATTTCGATTTGTTCAACGTTGAGGCGCGGGAGCGGCAGTTAAGCCAGGAGTCTCGCAACTACGCCGACCCAACGCGGAGAAGGGTGCTCTATGTTGAGGCGTACATGCGCATTGACATGGACGGGGACGGCATTGGTGAGCTTCGCAAGATTTGTTGCGCCGGCCCCGTTTATGAAATTCTTCGCAACGACCCTTGCGACGATATTCCCTTTAGCCATTTCTGCCCAGATCCAGAGCCCCACGCATTCTTTGGGATGTCGATTGCAGATTTGACGATGGACATACAGCGCATTAAGTCGGCTGTACTGCGCGCATCACTTGATAGCCTGGCAATGAGCACGCATCCGCGAGTTGGCGTTGTCGAAGGTCAAGCCAGCCTTGAAGACGTGATGAACGTCGAGGCTGGCGGCATTATTCGTATGCGACAGCCCGGTGCTGTGATCCCATTCAATTTGCCATACGTTGGGCAAGACGCCTTTCCGATGATGGGTTATCTCGATGAGATGCGGGAGAACAGAACGGGCATAAGCCGAGCAGCAGACGGCTTAGCGCCCGAAGCTTTGCAAAGCTCGACATTGATGGCTGTTAATCAAACGATCCAGGCAGCCCAGCAGCGAACAGAAATGATCGCCAGGCTGTTTGCTGAGAACGGCATGTCGCGACTTTTTAAAGGCATCTTAAAACTGATTGTCGCGCACCAAGATCGTCCGCGGATGATTCGACTGCGCAATGAATTTGTGCCAATGGCGCCCGACGCCTGGAACGCAAACATGGATGTTGTTGCCAACGTCAGCCTGGGCAAAGGCGGCGACCAAGAGCGCCTGATGATGCTTCAGCAAATCGCGCAGAAGCAAGAGCAGTTGTTGCAGCAGCTCGGCCCAGACAATCCGATCGTCAACGCGCAGAACTATTACGCAACCATGACTCAGATGCTTGAGCTAGCAGGCTTTAAGGATATCAATCGTTTCTTCACTGACCCCTCTAAATATCAGCCACAAGAAAAGCCAGAGCAGCCAGATCCAAACGCTGCGCTCATCCAAGTCCAGATGCAATCGATCCAGGCTGATATACAGAAGAAGCAAGCAGAACTAGAGCTTGAGCGCGAAAAGATGATGCGCGAAGACGATCGGCGCCGCGATAAAGACGAGGCAGACATCGCCTTGCGGGCAGCAGAGATCGCGGCCAGGTTCGGCGCGCAGGTTGATACAGCAGCAATCAAAGCCGGTTCTGAGCGGGACCGGGAAGCAATCCGACAACTAACGAGCGTGAGCAATGGCCAAAACGGAGCACCAGTATCTTGAGAACATCCAGCGAATGTTCGATGACCCAGACTTTGCAGAGATGTGCAGTCGGGTGAAGTACGAAATTTTTGAGGCGTGGCAGCGTGAACGAAAGCCCGAGGCTCGGGAAAGACTTCACGCAAAATTGGAAGCGATGGATCAACTGGTAAACAGCATGCGTGCTAGTGCCGACTCGATCGCTTTCGAAAAAAATAGGAGCACAAGTTTATGAGTGATAAAATATATGATGCGGAAAATCCCACAAGTGGGCTTTTTCAAGCAAGAGACGCAATCGAAGACATGCTGACCCCCGATGAGGATAAGTCAGAAGAGATCGAAGAAGGCGTTGATGAGTCCGATGAGGGCGAGGTTGAGTTAGAAGATGAGTATGAGGATTCCGATGATGAGGAACTCGACTCAGAAGAAGACGATGCCGATCTGGATGATGATGAATACGAGTCAGATGAGGAAGAGCCAGCAGCCGATACTTTTACCGTTAAGGTTAACGGAGAGGAAGTTGAGGTTCAGCTAGACGAACTTAAAAACGGCTACTCACGTCAAGCAGACTACACAAAAAAGAGTCAAGCACTCTCGGCAGAACGAAACAGTTTTGAGCAGGACCGGGATGCGGTGCTCCTTGAGCGACAGCAATATGCGCAACTCCTTAGCGCACTGCAAATACAATTGAACACCAGTGATGAGCCGGTGCCTGATTTTGATCGTCTTTATAACGAAGACCCAATCGAGGCTACCCGCTTAGAGCGAGAGTGGAATAAGCGACAGTTTGCCAAGCAGGAACGCTCGCAGGCGATACAGTTGGAACAGCAGCGGGTAGCGCAGGCCAACCAGCAATATCAAACGCAAGCTATGCAGCAAGTGCTCGCAGAAGAGGTCCACAAGTTGCCAGACGTGATTCCCGAATGGCGGGATGAAACAAGGGCAGCGACAGAACGAGAAGAGCTGCGCGCTTATCTGATAGATAACGGCGTGGCAGAAGAAGAGCTTCAATCACTCGTTCGCGCCAATCACATAAAGGTACTTCGTAAAGCAATGCTGTACGACAAGGGCCAGAGTCGGATCAAGAAGGCTGCCAAAAAGGGCAACCGATCTGCAACTGTTAAGCCTGGTTCTCGGCAAGGCCAAGTGAAGCCTAGTTCAAAGAAATTGAAAAGCGCTCGTCAACGTCTTGCAAAAAGCGGCCGTCTGGATGATGCAGCCGGCTTACTAGAATCTCTTATTTAAGGCATTACCATGACTATCGTAACAAACACTTTTACTCGATACGCCGCCAAAGGCATTCGAGAAGACCTGTCTAATATTATTTTTAATATTAGCCCTCAAACAACTCCGTTCATTAGCAACATGACCAAGAAGAAGACGGTAAAGAATACTTTCTTCGAGTGGCAGACGGACTCTCTCGCAGCACCTGCGGCGAACCACCAGCTCGATGGCGATGACCTGTCTAGCTTTGCAGCAATTACGCCTACTGTTCGTTTAGGTAACTACACACAGATCTCGCGCAAAGATTTTATCATTGCCGATAACCTGGGTGGCGCGATCGACCTGGCTGGGCGTAGATCTTCTATTGCTTACCAACTGGCCAAAAAGGGCGATGAGCTGAAGCGGGACATGGAGCACAACCTTTGCGGTTTGCATCACGCAGCTAACGGTGGCAGCGCGACCGTCGCTCGTAAAACTGCTCCTTTAACTTCCTGGCTAACTTCTAACACTGACAATGGTACTAACGGAACTGATCCAACTTTGTCAGGCGGTGTTGTAAACGCAGGCCCAACCAACGGAACTCAGAGAGCTTTCACTGAGCCGATGTTGAAGGGTGTTGTTCAATCAATGTACACGAATGGAGGTGATCCTAAATTCTTGATGGTCGGCCCTCACGTTAAGACTGTCGTATCTGGCTTCGCCGGTATCGCAGCACAGCGTTACCAGGCGCCCGATGGTCCAACTACGATCATTGGTGCAGCAGACGTTTATGTCAGTGACTTCGGTTCCATCTCAGTGGTCCCAAACCGTTTCAGCAGAGACCGTGACGCTTACGTCATCGATCCAGACATGGTCGAGATGGCAACGCTTCGTCCTATCCAGAGTGAAGAACTGGCGAAGACGGGCGACGCGACCAAGTACATGTTGCTTGCTGAGTACGGCCTCCAGGTTAATAACGAAGCCGGTTTGGGCGTTATCCGAGACCTAAGCACGTCATAAGGACTGACCAATGGAAGATATTCGTAATCTATCGTTTGACCGGGAAGCAAAGATAAAAACTGATTTTATCTACGAGACCGGCGACAGCTTAAAAGATGACTCGATCGTCATTGCAACTTCGCAAGACGTAACAGCCATCATCGAAGCAAACAAGCGGGCGGCTAACGCCGTGGACAAGCACCAGCGATATGGTGAGTGGTCTAAGGTTGCGAGTATCCCCATGTCTGTCTACCACGATTTGAAACGGCAGGGCATCGCTGATGACCCTGCTCGTTTTAAGCGGTGGCTGAATGACGGCGACAACAAATATTTTAGGACCAGGGGAGGCACTGTTTAGTGGCCCTCACAACTTATTCAGAATTGAAATCAAGCATTGCTGATTGGCTTAATCGCGATGACTTGACCTCAGCAATTCCAGATTTTATTAGCCTGGCGGAAGCAGAATTTCAACGCAGCATCCGTCACCGCTACATGATTAAAAGAAGCCAAGCGACAATCGATTCTCGGTTTAGTGCTACGCCTGCCGACTGGATGCAGAGCGTGCAATTGATTTTAGAAACTGATCCGATCGAGCCGCTGACCTACGTTACAAACGAGTACCTCAACAGCCTGCGAGCCAGCTCAAGCGCGACAGGCCGGCCAAGGTTTTACACCCACGTTGGAACTGAGATCGAAGTCTTCCCAGCGCCCGACAACACCAGCACCGGATACACCGCAGAGCTCGTTTACTACGCCAAGGTGCCGGTTCTTAGCGACAGCAATACAACCAACTGGCTTTTGGATCTTGCGCCTGACATTTACCTGTATGGCGCTCTGTTGCAATCGGCTCCTTATCTGCGCGATGACGAGCGCATCGGCGTGTGGGGCAGTTTGTATCAGAAGAAAGTAGAAGACATGCACGTCAGTGATCAACGAACACGCGGGCAAACGTCCGTTCAAATGCGCACGCGCGCACTTCAATAGGATCTAAAAATGGCCTTTACAGATTATTTAGAAAACAAACTGCTGGCGCACACCTTTTCCAATACCGCCTACACGTCACCATCGACTGTGTACGTTGCGCTTTACACCGTAGCACCCACTGATTCGTCGGTTGGAACAGAGGTCACAGGCGGCGGCTACGTGCGGCAGTCAGCGAGCTTTACAACAACCGCTAGCGCAACGACTAATGCATCCGCAATCGAGTACCCAACCGCCACAGCGGACTATGGAACCGTGGTTGCGGTTGCAGTATTGGACGCAAGCAGCAGCGGAAACATGCTGGCCTTCGCAGCGCTTGACACAAACAAAACAATTTCGACTGGGGACGTGTTTCGCATCCCGGCTGGCGATTTGGATATCACGCTTAACTAATGAGTGAGACAGGATTTGGTTATGGCACTTGGGGCTCAGGAAGATGGGGGGAATGGTCCTACCTCGACGGATCAGCAACCGCTGCTGCATCGTCGGCTTTCTCAGCGAGCGCCATTCGAGTCCTCGAAGGATCAGCAAGCGCATCAGCGAACTCGACCTTCACCGCAGCCGGGCAACGAGTACAGCAAGGCGCCGCATCAGCATCGGCCACAAGCTCGTTTTCCGCGAGTGCAGGCGTTGTTAAAAGCGGCTCGGCGACTATCTCGGCAAGCAGCGGATTTACTGCTGTGGGACTTAGGGTTCGAGGATCGTCCGCTACTGTTGCGGCTCAATCAAACTTTCAAGCGGCTGGTCTACTCGTGGCGGTCGGAGCTGCAACTGCTGCGGCAGTATCTTCTTTCACAGCAAGCGCGGGACAAGTTTATTACGGCGCTGCGCTTATTGAAGCTGTCTCTGATGTTAGTGCTAATGGGCGGCGCAAGTGGCGCCCGGAAAGTAATGCGACAACTTCGTGGGCAGCCGAGTCGGCTGCGAACAATCCCTGGACATCTCAAACAAACGCTTCAACGGCTTGGCAAGAAGCAGCGTAAGGACTAAAAATGGCATCTACTTATACAAACGATTTACGCCTTGAGCTCATAGCTACCGGCGAGGCTGCCGCGACTTGGGGCGACAAAACAAATGTTAACTTAACGAACATTGCATCAGCGTTTGGCTACGCAACCCAAGACGGCTTTTCGGCAAATGCTGACTCGACCACCACGGTTGCAGATGGCGTTGCAGATCCCGCTCGCGCTATGTATTTCCA